TTCTGATTTTTTCCTTTGTTTCTTCTGTGTGTGTTCCCGTAAATCCTTTATAAAATCCTTCAACATTTCTTCTCTTCATTTGTTTTTCTTGATACTCTGGATCATTCCATAAGTCTTTGGATTTTTGACGGCGCATTTCTCTTTGTTCTTCATTTTCAAATTGGATTTTGTTGGCTTTCCTAATTTTTTCTTTAGTTTCATCTGTCATAACTTTACCGATATTCCATGATCCCCAATTTGGATCGTCTCTATGGGAAAGAGATATTTTATCGCCTACAGTTTTTACCTTGTCGGGGTACATTGTCCAATGTCCAACAGTTACGTGTAGGTTATAATATTTATGACGTATTTCTTCTGGTTTTATTAAATTTAACCATTCTTGTTCTTTAAGAAATGTGTCAGTTTTGTTCGTGTATACACGAGATAATATACGTCTTTTGAAATCCTCTGGTCGGTGTTTGTATGCCTGCTTCATCCAAGATGAAGAACACACATATCCATCATCTTCCGATCCCCAATGACAGCCAATATAATAACGACCGTGCTTATGGTCTCTCCAAATGTAAACGAATCCGTATTTAGACATAAAAAAATACTCCTAAAGTTGCCTCTAGGAGTATTTATTAGAAAAGTATTCGTTTCAAAAACTTCCGCCGTCGAGAGAGCCGTAAGCAGGAAGGTTATTGGTGATTTGGAGCACCTGACCGTTGGCGGCGACGGATAGTCTCGTCAGCGCGGTAGGAGAGGCCGTGGCGGCATAAAGAATGTCACCAGCAGCATACGCAGACCCAAGCACACCAGTACCACCAGAAGTCGCCAAAAGCGCCGTGGTGAGGGTGAGAGAGTTGGCGATGATAGGCACCGCGAAGGTTGAGTTGGCCGTGATCGAAAGCTGGGTAGCGTTGGAGACTAGGGCATTATTCGAGGCGTAGAGGAATCCAGAAACCGTTAGATTCGAGGAAACGACCGTGTTTGTTCCACCGAAGATATTATTACCTGTGAAGGTGTAATTTCCCGTAGACGCCAGATAAGACGCCGCAGCGACACCACCAAGATAAGCCGCATTATTTGCCGATCCTGTATAGGTTGTGGAGTTTATCGTCGCATTGACTGTTGAGTTACCAAAGAACACCGCAGAAGAATTGATGACGGTATTTGTGTTGACGCCGATCCATGCATCTGATAAAGCACTACCTGTCGTGTAGACTGTGCTGTTTCCAGAAACGAAGATGGTAGAATTAACGACAGTGTTGACGGTGGAGTTACCGATGATGAATGATGTGGCGTTGATGAAGGCGTTTGAATATGTGTTGACGGTGGAGTTACCATTCCAGTAATTGATCGAGAGAGAATTACCATTGATGATAGAATTGGCCGTCGTGTTGACGGTTCCTGAGACAACGACGTTGGCAAGAATGGTCAGTCCTGTGGTGTTGAAACCTAGGTTGGAGCCTACATTACCTGATGTTGTCGCGAATATCGTGGCCGTATTGACAGCACCGATGACGTTAATTGCCGCGACATTGGCGAGAGTTGAGTTGGCCGTGAAGGTTCCGACGACGATGGTGTTGGCGATAGTGACGGTATTTGTGGCGGGAACATAGATGAAACCAGCGTTACCAGAAAGAACACCGGCATTATTAAACTGGACCTGAGTGGTTGAACCGGCGACGCCTGATGTAGGCGTAGCCCAATAGGCGTTGGCGGCAGCACCACCAGAAGTCAGAACATAACCGGCTGTTCCTGCGCCGCCGTTGGCCGAAATAACGCCGGAAGTGGTGGCGTTGCCCTGAAGGGTTAAAGTTCCTGTGACAAGATTATTGATGCCGGAAGTCGCATTCGCCACCAACATCGCATTGGCGGTAAGAATACCGGGATACATCTTACCACCGATAGGAATTACTGGTGTTCCTGTGGCGGGAGAACCGATGTAGAGAACGTCACCGTTCGAAGTATAGGCAAGTTGTCCATTCGCCAAGGAACCCGGTGTTGCCGTCGTATTAGAACGTAAGATTTGGATTAGATTATTTGCCACAGTTTATCTCCCTTTTTTTATTATTTATTTAAAAGGATATTTAGAAGCCTCCGTCGTCAATGTCTGAAATAGATATCGTCAGCGTTGAAAGAACAGATTGAAGATAGGTGTTGGAAACAATATTATTTCCTTCGATCAACGTAAGGTTATAACCAAAAGTATTTGTATTACTCATGAATGTGTTGGAGGCTGCATTTGTCAGATATCCGTTGGTGATAATATAATCTGTCTCGCCCTCGGAGAGGGTCACATTATTTGATACGACAATTATACTGGCAACCATCATCTTCCCTTTTTAATTATTTATGGTTGGCATTGATATGGAATTTGGAATGATGTTGGTGAATGGCGCGGAAGGTAAATCATCCATGCCAAACATTTTAAAACTATCTTCTGAGGGGGTGCTTCCGCCCCATGTAGAGAGGGCCACGTTGGCAAAGTTGATGACGGGGCTAGTCTTCTGAGGTCCATAAAAGTTTCCCTTCAGCGTGAATCCTAGATGCCACACGATGATTTCTCGATCTGCCAGCTTTTCATTGTCCTCATCATTAAGAGCCACACCATCAAGGATGATGGGAACGTCGAGAGAAGGCATACCGGCGAAGAGAACCGCCCTTATCGTGAAGTCAGGCGTGAAGAAGGGAACAATCTGCTCGATGATCTTGGTGCCATCCGCGTTATTTTTCACATAGACATAAAGGTTGAAACGAACATCATAGGGAACGGAATTATAGTAGCTGACGGTCGTGTTGGATAAATTAAAAGAATTCTTCCCCATGGTGTTGAATTTTCTGTTGATATCATACTTGATGTCTTCAATCTCAAATGAGATGGCCGGAAGGATGATGGCGTCTTCTCGATTGATGCTGGGATCAGAAAGCACTCTGGTCAGCATCTTTTCCTTCTTCGAATATTGAAGAGGGACGTTGACAATCTGGGTCAGATTTCCGTTGGTGTCTGTTCTATTAATCACGAGGTCGTTGAACATCGACCCGAAGATAACGATGTACTTTCTAATTGTGTTATAATAGAAGTAATCCTGATTTAGAATGTTTTTAACTCCTTAGTTCTCAAAGCCGAAGGCGTTGGTCTCCGAATTATCAGCAATACTAATAATTTCTTTATTTAGGTCGTCATCATCGGTGATAGGATCAATATCCTCGGTGTCATATGATTTGATCGTGATTCTGTTAAGATTCTCATCGGTAAGAATCTTTCCATCTTCTGTTGTGTAGACATAATCGAAGACGTTAAGACTTGAAACATTCTGAATAGAATCAATTTCTGGGATGCCGGTGTTGAAGGTTTCGTCGGAATATTCAAACAATTCAAGCGTCATCTGATAGGTGGGAAGAACACCCAAGGGATAAAAGATTTCTTTATTATTTGTAAACCTGATCTGAAAGACTTTTTTATTAAGTGTAAAGTAAATAAGGTCACCTTCCATGGGTCGAGGTTGGTTTGTAATCGGCTTGATGACACGATCAAAGGTTCTTGACGCCATCGACAAGGTTATCTGATCTCGAATCTCCAGACCAAACTTGGTGAAGATATCTTTCTGACCCGAAAATCCATCGACGCTCTCGATATAAACAGGACACTGGATCACCGTATTATACATAGACTGGTCGTCGGTTTCGTAAATTTTATCGAAGTTGACGATGTTACGAGGAATGTAATAAATCTCATGCCCGTTGATGGCGATGGCCTGCACGATCAAATCCTGATACAAGTCCTGCGTGGGCTTGTAGTCGAACTTATTAAAAAATGGGTTGAGATAGTTATCAAGTGCCATTACTTATACTTCTTATCCAGATGAGGAAACGTTGCATCAGGATCGAGAGTATGTGGCTTGTTATGATCTGATCGTTCTCTCCATGTATTTGTGTTGGAAGAATGTAAGACTACTCTGGCAGGATAACGTACTGATGCATTATCAGACGCATCCTTTTCATGATTATATGGACCCCAATATTTCTTTTCTTTAGGATGATAACAATAGAATCCATGTGGAATAGTGGTGGCAGTAGGAGCAGCAATAACCTTTGGGTTATCGGAAGGTGGTCTCATTCGATCCATCGCAGCCTTGGCAGCAGCCTTCTCTCCCGGTGTTCCCGGTCTATCATAAAGAGTCTTGACTTTATCGTATTTTTCTTGGGATTCGATGATATCTCTTAATCTTTTCATTTAAATTATCCGATCATCATGCCAGCAGGGATCGAGAACGATCTGACCAGCTTGGCTTCCAGCATATCGATGTCGCTTCTGGCCTCATTATAGACGGTCTGGCCGTCGATCTTGCCTCCACCCGGAAGCACCATGGGGATAATCTTTAGTACCGATCCCCAACGCTCCTTGATCTGCGCCGTGCAATAATCCTGAAGCCACTTGTCGGAGAACACGCCAGTATAAACGGCAGGGTCGAGGATGCCATAACATTCGACGCAGAGATATTCCCCTACGACAACCTGATCCCAATCCATATCAATATAAAGGATGTTGTTATGACGATTGAAACGAATCGGCTGTTGGCCGACGAGCATCTGCTCAAGGAACTGAACATGCTCCATCACCATGTAATATGGAATCAGCGAGACGTTGGAGATATTATACAAATCATTTACGATGAACTGATAACGCATGTTGAACATGGAGTTTGTGTTCAGTGCATCACCGATAGGGAAAAGTCTCACGGCACCTATGATGTTGGCCGGAAGTGTGATATACTGGTTGGTGATGTCCTGTTGGCTGACGGAATATTTGTAATAAGTTTTATCCGACCCTTCCATATGGTACTGCGCATAGAGATACAGCGCCGTGTCGATGGCGTCGTCAACTTGCTGCTCGGAAACATTTATTTGAATAACGGGACTTCCAAGTTTTCTGAGGCAAAATTGGGCGAATTGTTCTCGTGATGTAGGGACCATGGATATTCCTTTTATTTTATATATTTATCTTAAAGGAATATGACAAATAAAAAAGGGAGCCGAAGCCCCCCCCTTTTTTCATTTAGTAAAGTGATTAGATCACTTACGAACAGAACCATGGCCCAGAGTAGCCGCCGTGGCAGGAGCCGTGGCAGCAGTATGACCACTGGTGCCAGTGGCGCTTCCGGTCTTCGCGACAGCAACGCCACTAAAACCAAGAGCAAGAGTGAGAGCAATAACAGTCAAAAGCTTATTCATTTTTAGATTTCCTTTTCTTTAGTTTTCATATTTAGGAGGCCATCCCCCTATGAATTGAATAATAGTCTATTATGATTTCGGTGTCAACCATTAAAATAAAAAAAGGGGAGCCGAAGCCCCCCTTAATTTTTAATTAGTAAATTTTGACATCGGGTATGATCGTATCCACGTATCCATCCTCCTGATTTATGAAGACGCAGAAATTTTCTGCCTCCTTCTTCGAATCCGCCCTGTAATAACGCGCCTTGTTATTCATACGGAAGAGAACCAGTTGCGGCACGACAGGCTCCACATAGGGAGGGGTATAGGATTTGACATCATTCGCGACATTAATTTGATCGAAGTTGTAAGCCACGATATCGCCAACGAGACGTTCAAAACCCATGATTGCATTATGATGCTCAAAGACATCCCCATAATCAGACTCAATCTTCTTGAGATGATGGAAGGACTCCACAATATTCTTGCTGTCCTTCAGCTTGAAACCGGTGATGGCGCGGAATTCCTTGATCTGGTTGATCACATTTTTCTCGCGGGGTTGAAACTTGGCATCAACGTCGGCAGCGATTTCGTTGATCTTGGCGACGATGGCGATTTTGAAGATGGAATTCATTTTAAATTCTCCGTTTGTTGATGTTGTGGTTATAAATGATTTGTATTGAAGTGTCAAACCTTTTTTTAAATTATTTCGACACTTTCGCATCGGTCGGGATAACCAATCCACTTAGGAAGACATTCCTCGAAAGTGGGGTGATATTTCCGGCTGGCGTCTCGTCCCGCCACCAACGGATAGAACTTCCATCTATAGTCGTCGTGTTGAACCGCGACGCCAAGTTTCCCAACCGAACCATCAGAAAACTTTCTTTGAAGGCTGAAACTTTTGAACATGTTGCTCTCCCTTAACCCAGAACCTTGAATCCATTCCAGCAGGCCATCATGAAGTCTTCACCCATGAAGTTCTTCCCGAAGATGGCAGTCCAACGGCCTTCCGGGGTACGAACGTGCAGGGAATTGAATTTGTCGAGGCCCAGCTTGGTGAGAGCCTTGTTGAGGTTTTCTTCGTTGGCGTAGGACTTGGTGGAAGACCAATCGTTGAACATGGTGTGTACTCCGTGGTTGATATTCAGAATATAAATCATTCAGATTGGTAAGTCAACACCTTTTATAAAAAAAAGGGGCCGAAGCCCCTTTAATTTCATTTTAGGTTCCCGATCCAGATGAGGCTGAAACCCAAGATCAACATGAAGATGGAAAGAAGATCACTCTGGATGATGGTGTCGGACATATCACTCTCCCGTATTGGCCACGATCTTCACATTCCATTCGTCGGGACGGGCCAGCAGGAAGTTCTTGAAACGCTCTGCCTCGGGAAGTGAAGCTGCCTCGTAAAAGTGCTTTCCTTGGGCATTGGAATAGAGGACGATTTGGGGCATAGAGTTGACACCAGACACATCATTCTCACCCCAACGGAGATACTTATACATTATTTTTTCGATTATATCCTCCATAGGGGGAGAAGCACCAAATTCTATGGACCAATACAAAAGGGTGGCAGCATCTTGTTGGCTAATACCGACCTGATTAGAGAGACTTTCTTCCTGTTCAAGGCAGTCTGAAGTGTCTTCTTTGACGTTTGATATCACTTCCGAGATGCGGTTAAAGATGGCATCATGAATTTGGAAACCTTTTTGGAAATAATTCATCTATACATTCTCCTTACCGAAATTGGTCTGGAGAAGATATTCTAAGGCGCTTAGGAAGTCAATCTCTATTTTGGAAAGAGAGCACTGAAAACGTTGTCGGCACGATCCGTGAAAATCTCACGGTCGTTAATTCCATTCGTGCCACCATTGATTCTTCTGGTGATGCCCTCTAGGTCGTCTTGGTCTGCTAAGGCATTGAGGTTGTGAGTCTTCCAGTATTCACATGCCACTCTGACGGCGATTTCAGGCGTTGCAGCCAAATTTGGATTACCAACAAGATCGACACCGAGAATTTTACTCATGGTGCCGTAGTTAGCCCGTCCTGTAAGCTGGAAGATGCCACGTCCCTTGAAGAGTGGTCCATCACCATCCTCGGTGTTACCAAGGTCGTCACGGCCCTCGTATTCTCTCCCAGAGGCATATTCTACAAGAGTCCTAAAGCCAGCGGATTCTTCAGCGGCTTGACCAAAAAAATGATCCATGCGAAGCAGGGAAGTGATCCCATACTGTGGAAGATACTGATTTAAATATGGAACGAGACCGGCGACGATCTGTCTATTGGCCTGTGGTGCGATGGTAATTAGCATCTGGTCGGTGATCTGCATGATATTTCTCCTTTCGACTATTTATTTAGAAGGCGAAATTCATGAACTCGGCACTATAAGAACTGGTCTGATATGTGAATAAATCCGCGCTGGTATTGGCACTTGTCCCGAGCAAATTCTGAACAATGACATCAAGAGTTCCTTCGGCAACATTAACAGGAACCGTAGCGCTAATGGATGTTGAGTTGGTGACGCTATAAGAAGCCGCGATGGTTCCAAAGTAAACATTCTGTACATTTATAAATTGTGTTCCACTAATTACAACCATATTACCAGTATAGGTGATATTTGGAC